GCTGAGCAATCGCTTGAACACTGAGTGGGTATTGTTCGCGACGCACGCCATGGAGGAGATCAATAAGTTCTTTGACGAGATCGATGAGGAGACGTGGGGCAAGACACCAATCGCTGATTTCTTGATCAGTGAGTTCGATCACGTCACTGAGAAGATCAAAGCGACGAAGGAAGAGCTTGAAGCAATCGACAAGTTCGCCAAAGATCTATCTGAAAGACTCGGTAAACCCACTGACGTTCGCGACCGATTGCGCGAGTCGCTCAACCCATTCTTCCCCAAGCAGAGCTGGGAGGACAAGCCGCTTCAGCAACTGAAGACCGACCAGAACAAGTTGCTGAGAAGCATTGACGACGCGCTAAAGAACCTGTTCGGAGGAGGCGGCGAGCCCGGAGCAGGTGTCGGCACAGGCGCAGGTGGTGAGTCAGGAGGCGGTGGAGGCGGAGATGATACCGGTCCTCCCGCTGTCAGATCACGTGGTGCACGAGGCGGTGAGCGAACAGGTGCGGATGACACCACAAAAGGTGACACTACGACAGGGGATGCCAGTGTCGTACCTACCTCTCCTGAAGTGCGAGACAAGACCGGAGTCGCGGGATTTATCGTGCATCACACTGGTGGGCGTGGCGATCCTCGCAGCGTGGTTGAGGACTGGCGAGCGCATCGTCCTGGCGTTGGGACGCGCTACATCACGGACCGCGAGGGCAACATTCACGATGTGTGGTCGGAGTACAACTATCACCCACAGGGCATGGGTGGTGGCATCCTGCCAGGATGGGGCCGAGGTGTAGGCCTGTCCAATCGCAACGTCGTCGGTATGGAGGTGGTCGCACGCAATGACCGTGACGTAACAGACGCGCAAGTCGAGGCGGTGAGAAAGTTTCTTCGAGAAAAATTCGCCGACGTTCCCGTGTATGGTCATGGCGAGGTCAATCCTGGTCACAGGGAAGCAGACGAAGGTATGCGGATCGTCGGTGCGGTCCGTGCTGAACGTCAGAGCCAACGTGCGACGATGGACAGTGCAAGCGATAGCGTATGGAAGAAAGGTACATCGTCCATCAAGTTCAATTTCAACAATGTGCCAGAAGGCGTCAAGACGAATGTCCAAGCTGGTGGTTCATTCACCAATGTCGAAGTGAGTCGTAAGAGTGCGATTGAAGAGAGAGCGCCTGACTGATGCCACGCCAAGAAGAAATGGAGATCGCCCTTCGCGACAGCATCAGCCCTGGGCTCAAGGCGATCGCACGCGAGTTGAAGGCGTTGAACCAAGCGGCGAGAGAAGCGGCTTCAGGGACAACCCAAGAACTCGACAACATTGAGAAGCGCACGAAAAACTTGAGCGAGTCGTCGCGTCAGACGATGCGCAACATGCAGGAGATGTTCTCGCGCGTCCTCGATTACGGCAAGGCCATCGTCGGGATCGGAGGCACCGTCGAGGCGGTCAAGCAACTGACCCACTCCTTGACTGAGCTCGCCGAGACGCGCGTTCAACTGGAGATGTTCTCACTCGACACGCGCATTGGTGCTCAGGATATAGACACCATGCGCAACGCCATAGGGAGGATGGGCATTGAGGCCAAGCAAGCCGATCAGTACATCGCGGCCATGTCCGACAAGTTGCAAGAACTCAACGCGAGGCGCGAAGGCTCGCCGCTGTTTCAAGAACTGTTGAAGATGCCAGGAGGCGCGGCGTTCGGGCAACGACTGCTCGCTATTCCTCAGGGTCCTGACCAGATCAAGCAACAGATCAAAATGATCACTGACACGATCAAGGACGAGTCGCCTGGAGTGCAGTTCGTCATCGCCAAGATGTTCGGCATCCCTCAGTCAGTGCTGATCAGCTGGGACGAATACATGGAGAAGGCGCAGCGAGTGTTGCGCGTTCCTCCTGAAGTGGCTAAGGCATACTACGACAATCTCAAGGACGTGCAGGACAAGATTGACGACGAGTGGAACCTCTTCGGCGCGCACGCGATGGAGGCTATCAACAAGTGGTTCAACGACTTGAAGGGAGTGGGTGACCAGCACAAGGACGACCACCCCATCAGCAACTTCTTCATCGGCGAGTTCGACGGCATCACCAAAGCAATCCAAGGCACGGTCGAAGAGATCAAGTGGTTCAAGCAGACGTTGCAGGATGTAGTCGATTGGTGGCGCCCCGACTTGAAGAAGGGACGCGAGGACGTCGAACGTACGGGCGAGCCCGGCAGTCCTTACTATGGACCCGCAGCGCCTAAGGGAAAACCTGGCGCAGGTGTGGGCACTGGGGCAGGCGGCGAGAGTGGGGCAGCCATAGCTGATGAAGTGCGGCGACAAGAGGAAACTAATAAATTGCTCGACAGCATCAGGCAGTCGCTAGAGCGCGAAGGTACTGCCGGTTACGGCGTTGGGTTGCGTCACCCCGGTGGCGCGATGCAGGCTAGGGTCGGTGGCTTTCGACCGATGCGAGGCGCACGTGGCGGCGGGGGGCGTGGTGCTGGTGGTACGGACGAAGGGCCGGTAGGACCCGCAACGGGTGCACTCGCTGACAGGATTGGCGAAGCCAAGAGGGCATTCGAAGAACAGTTGCGCAAGGAGGGCGTGCCGGAAGCGAACGTCAAAGAAGCAGCCAATCTTTTAGCCGGGCAAGCGCTAGCAGAAAGCTCGATGAACCCGCGCACTAGTCACGATCAGGGCACTGGGTATGGCATCTACGGTGCGCGCTTAGAACGACGCGCGGCGATGCTGGCGTGGATGAAGGCGAACGGCTACGCCCCAGATAGTCTCGAAGGACAGGCGAAGTTCATGGCGCACGAAGCCATGAGCAGCGCTTATCCCCGCACACGTGGTGCATTGATGGGCGCTGATCCAGCATCTCGAAGCGAACGTACTGACGCCATTACGCGCGAGTTCGAGCGTCCAGCAGTTATTAACCCACGCACGCGGCAAGTCGACAGGGCGGCCGCCACCACTATGGATGAATACCAGAAACGCGATATGTGGAAGGAAGGTACCGCCGAGGTGCGCGTCGACTTCGGGGACACCAAAGAACGCAACAAAGAGAGCAAGCCTGACGGCGGGGTGTTCAAGCCGTTGAACAATGAGCGCGAGCCGCAGTCGCCCAAGTCGGGAAACCCGGCGACGTTTTCCGATCGTTGGTATTTTCAATAATGGTAGGAAAAGCTACAGAGCAGGCGATGCTCCTCGTTAACGGCCAGGAGTTCAGGGACTGGGAGACAGTGTGGGTGCGTCACGCCGAACGCGAGCAGCCGCCCTACCGCTTTCGCTTCACCTGCTCCGAGGTCATGCCGATCGCCAAGAACTGGGGCGTACTGCAAGTCAAGCCGGGCGACACGTGCGAAGTATACCTCGCCGGTATCAAAGCGATCAAGGGCAAGGTCTCGACCCGCCAGGTGTACTACGACAAGCGACGTCACTACATCGAGATACAAGGCGCGACCTTCACCTTAGACCTGTCAGGCTCGAGCCCGATCAACAAGACGATGGAGCATAAGAACGTCACCTTCGAGCAACTGGCGCGATCGCTGCTCAAGCCTTACAACATCCCTTTCAAAGTCGAAGGCGGGCAACTGTCACAACTGAAATTTCCGCGCGTCTCGTTGATGCACGGAGTCAGCGTGTTCGATCACTTGGACCTATACTCGCGCGCCGTAGGCGCATCATTCACCAGCGACGCTGAAGGATCATTCGTCGCGCTCGCAGGACCAGGAGGTGGGTCAGACTCGGTGGTCGAGGGCGAGAACATCCTGATCGGGCGCGAGATAATCTACAACGCCAGCATGGAGTCGTCGCTCCCTGCGATGGGGCAGCAGACGGGTAACGACGACAAGCATGGAGCCGACGTCACCCACAAGCCGTTCTCGCAGGAGCAGATGCAACAGCTGGGCAAGTCGTTCATGCCGTTCGTTATCCCTTCTGAGTTACCCACCGCTGACGTCAATCACTTGAAGGGACGCGCACAGACTGAAGGGGGTTGGCTCGCCGAAGATCAGATCACGGTATTCGCGACAGTGTATGGTTGGCTCAGGCCTAGCGGTGGGTTGTGGGATCGTAATCAGACGGTGCATGTCAAGAGCCCCATGCTGATCATGGATCAAGACCTGCAAGCGAAGTCAGTGACCTTCACACAGGACTCCAGCGAGGGCACACGCACGACACTCGAGCTATGTAACAAGAACGCACTGAAGGGAATGATGCCCGCTCTAAAGAACCCATGAGGTCAACATGGCGAATGAACGACAAACTCTCTCGATGCTCGCCAATCAAGTGCGACTCAGCTGCTCGCGCGCCACCTGCCGCGAGTTCGACGATGACCATTTGATGCAGCAGATCAAGCACGCCGACGTCTATCACTCTGAGACGCCCAGCGACTTCGAGCGATGGCAGATGGTGGGTATAACTGCTACGCCCTTGAAGCAAGACGAAGACCAGCAGCAGCAACAGTCCAAGTCATCGCAGAATGAAGAGGGCGATTGGAACCATAATCAACCGCAGGGTAAGGCAGCTGAGGCGGTTATGCTTTATCCAGGCGGTGCGCGCAGTCATCCTATCGCTATGGTGGATGATAGACGTGTACGGCCGTACAAGGTACCAGCAGGTGCCTCGGCTTTTTACGCGGCTTCGGGCACTGGCCAGATGGTTTATCACAATGACGACGGGTCGTCGGTCGTGACGACGAACAATCCGAAGTATGGCAAGGACGAGAAGGAGAAGGATCGCTACGCCTCGATCCGCCACGTTGAAAAGAAGCCACAAGAACGCACCAAGCAGTCGGGCGAAGGCGGTGGTGGCGGCGACACTGGCGACAGTGGCAGCGGCATGAGTGGGTCGTCCCAGCCGTACAAGCACGAGGGCGAAAGCGTCAACATGGAGGTGCGCGTCACCAAGTCGCGCATTGAGTTTCGCGATGGGGATACGGTCGTGGGTTATTACGACAAGCAGAACAAGCGCTGGTCGTTCACCGGCGAGATGCGACTCGGCGACGACAACGCGACAGACCCGATCTATGGTGTCAACAAAGACAGCGGCAAGGGACAGACGACTGACACGACGGGCAGTGGGTCTGTGCTGATCAAAACGACGAAGCCAGGACCACCCACCTCTGGTGATATCAATCCATGATCATGCCGCCCGAAGACTCGTTGATGAAACAGGTCCTCGGGTTCGACTGGAGCACTGACCTCATACTGATGCTGACTATCCTGTGCTCGCTTGTCGGGTTGTGGTGGGTGTACATTTGCGACGAGTTCGAAGATGACTCAGATCTCTGACTATCACAACGCCTGGCGCGACATGCTGATGCAGCAGGCGTCGTTTCGCGGCGTGATTTTCCACGTCGAAACTGGAGCGCGGCTATCAGGACGTCGCGCGGTGTTGCACGAGTATCCCAAGAAGAACGACCCGACCGCTGAGGACATGGGGCGTCAGGCGCGCCGGTGGAATTTCTCGGGCTACTTGATCTATCGCCCAGCCAATCCCCTGTACGAATACACCGCGCAACGGCAAGCGTTGTACTCAGCCCTCGAGGCTGATGGGGCAGGGCGCCTCGTGCATCCTGTGTTCTGCGCAGGCGGAATGCAAGTGATGTGCGAACGCTACACCATGGTTGAGAACCGCAACCGCGGCGGCTTCACTGAGTTCGAGATGCAGTTCGTAGAGGCGGGTTCTACGAGCACGTTGCAGATGGTCAACACCGCGTCGCAAGTCAACGGGCAGGCGTCAGCGACCGACTCGTCGGCCACCAACATGATGAACAATGCACCGACTGACAGCGTGTGGAGCAAGGGCGCGCCAGCGTTCAGGGCATTCGGATGACAATCGCAAGCGAACGCCAGCAACTACAAACTATCATCGACCACATCTGCACTTACATGCTGCAGATGGTGTCGGCCGAAGGCGAGCAAGCGGCTGAGCTGCGTCGCCGCGTGGGCCTGGTGCGCGTCAATGGTCTGTTCTACATACAGCAGAAGACCTTCGGCTCGCGCCTGTGGGATTGCTTTGACACTGCGCGTACCTTGCCCATCACCGCAAGCGTCGTGGCGATGGTGCGATATCAGATCAGCCAGGAGCAACCCGCCGACATGATCGCCACGCTCGTGGTCGAGACCGCCATTATCTTCTGTCTGACGACCGAATGCATATTCATCACGCAGACCGAGTTCAAGAGTCGCGACGACGTGCAAGTAATGATGGACCGCATGTCGAAAGCCTTCAACGATGCGCGCGAGCAAGCGGCCGATCGCATGGACTCATTGACCTATGAGAACCTCACGACTCTCGGTGGGTCAATCATCAACCATCTCAACACGGTGTCGTTGGCGTTGCCCCGCCTCGTGCGTTTCGAGTACGCCACGTCATGGCCTGCGCTGACGCTCGCGAACTTGATCTATCAGGATGGGTCGAGGTGGCAAGAACTGGTGGACGAGAACAAAGCTGTTCACCCACTCTTCATGCCCAGGTCTATAGTAGGACTTAGCGCATGACCGATATCCGAGTCATTGAAGCGGTCAATCTCGAACAGATGATGATGGATTGGCTGCTGCTACCCAATGGCACGCTCGACACGACCAACGAGCTAGCGAGTGCGGTGAGCGTCGCGCTCGGGACGAACCGCCTCGCGAGCGAAGAGGATGTGCTGCCTGATCCTGACTCGTCAGACCGACAAGGATGGTGGGGCGATTATCAAGCCGAGGAGATATGGGGAGGATGGCCCATCGGTTCTCGCCTCTGGCTCTTGCGCCGAGCGAAGATCACCCAGGCCCCATCACGCGAAGGCTCGACTCTGCAACGGGCGCGCGACTATTGTGTCGAGGCGTTGCAGGCGTTTGTCGATCAACAGATCTGTACTTCGTTCGAGGTTACGAGCATACGCCCTGACGTCGATCGAATTTATGTGGCCGTCACGATATACCGTGGGCCCAAAGTCGCCATAGACCTTCGCTTTCAAATCCTGTGGGAGCAGCCGTAATGCCTTGGTCAACACCATCGCTCCGAACGGTTCGCGAGATGGTGCGAAACGACGTGACCGCTTCACTGCAAGGCGCGGTGCTCGTCGCAAACTCAGTCCTACGCGTCATGTCAGACACGATGGGCGGTCTCGCCCACCTCGTGCTCCGATACATCGACTGGCTCGCCTTGCAACTGTTGCCCGACACCGCCGAGCAGGAGTGGCTCGACCGTCACGGCAACATATGGCTGGTCAACGCTGACGGCAGTACAGGGCGCAAGGCGGCGACCTACGCGCATGGCGAAGTATCGATCACCGGTCAGCCTGACTTCATCATTCCTGATGGCACCCAGTTGTCAGGATTGGGCATCATCTATGCAACGACTGAAGACGTCACCATCGGAGTCACATCAGTCAACGCGCCCGTGCGCGCACTGACCGCAGGCACGGTGGGTAATTTAGACGCGGGTCAGTCGATGGACTTCGTCACTCCCATCGCAGGCGTCAACTCGTCGGCGACAGTCGTGGAGATAGTGGGTGGCACTGACACTGAGACTGACGACCAACTGCGCGCTCGCATTTTATTCCGCATTCGTAACCCACCCATGGGTGGCGACGCCGCGGACTATGTGCAATGGGCCCTTGCTGTCCCCGGCGTGACGCGCGCATGGTCCGCCGTCGAGCAGGGCATTGGGACGATGACGGTGCGATTTTTGATGGACGATTTGCGCGCGAGCAACGACGGTTGGCCCGAGCCGGGGGATGTGACGACGGTCGCTGATTACATCGACTCACAGCGCCCTGTGACCGTCAAGGACTGCTACGTGCTCGCTCCGATCAAGCAGCCGATCGACTTCACCATATCGAACCTCGTGCCCGACACCGATGAGGCGAAAGCCGAGATCGAGGTCAGCATCAAGGCCATGCTGTTCGAGCGCGCGTCTCCCGGGCAAACGATCTTCGCCGTGTGGAAGTCGTACGCGATCATGAACGCCGCGAGCGTGCAGTCGTTCGATCTCGACAACGACGCTGACGACGTGATGCCATCACTCGGCCACATGGCCGTACTCGGGACGATTTATTACCCGCCATGAGCGATCGACATATCAGACGCGACGGCTCGTCGTACCGCGAGGCATTCTTCGGACTGCTTCCACAAGGTATCGCTTGGCCGAGGTACGCCATCAACGGCCCGATATGGCAAGTGATCGATGGGCTGACGAAGTACTGGGGCACAGTCGACGCACGCGCGGCGGACCTGCTCGAGCAGGAGAGCGACCCACGCCTGACCATCGAACTGTTGCCTGACTGGGAGCGCAACTGGGGCCTGCCCGACATATGTTACAACTCGCCGGTGACGACGCGAGAGCGACAGCTCGCGCTCGTGCAACGCATGACGATACAAGGTGGTCAGAGCCGACAGTTCTTCATCGATGCGGCCGCCTACATAGGCTACACGATTACGATCACTGAGTATCGCCCTTTCATGGTGGGCATTGATCGTTGTGGGGACAGTCGTGTGTACGGCGATGGGACGCCAATGCACGATGAGTGGAACCGCCCCATCCTCGACCCTGATGGTACGCCTGTCGCGCAAGGTGAGCTGAGCGAGTGGCCGAGCTATGGGCTAGGCCCTCCAGAGAACCGATACTACTGGACCGTGCATGTTCACCAGGCGAGCCTCACGTGGTTTCGCGTCGGCGGAGGCGGTGGCGAGTGCGGCGTCGATCCTCACTTGCGCATCGGCCTGGCGACTGACCTCGAGTGTTTCCTCAATCGCTGGAAGCCAGCGCATACGCAGATCATATTCGATTACTCGATACCGACTTTCGTCAGCGCGGTGGGTAAGGCGCAAGGGTTCGGATTTGCCTACGGGCAATCGCAATAACTTGGAGTCTGCATCATGAAGTACAACCAACCATACGGCATTAGCGATCCCAATGCCGGATACATCAATGGCAATCCGGCCACAGGCACGCAGGGCTCGATCCCACCCGCCGAGTCGATCGAGTATCCCCAGCGGGAGATCGTCGCGCTGGTGGGCAAGAGCGCGATGGCCCCGAGCAACTCCGACCTGACCCAGTTAGCCAAGGCCGTACAGAACTCGCGCGTGCAGTACGCGGTCGACACAGGATCGCTCAACGCCATGAGCGCGGTGTTCGATCCGCCTATCACTGCATACACGCTGGGCATGACCATCCGCGTGCAGCAGAACATCGCCAATATCAACGACGCTAGCCATCTCACGTTGACTCTCAATGCTGGCGCAGGGTCAGCGAACGTCAGATTGAACGATGGTACTATTCCTGCCACCGCTGCGCTCAAGGCTGGCGGCATCTACGAGTACACCTTCGACGGCACCAACTGGCAGATGACTAACTTCGGTGGCGCTGGCGGAGGCGCACCGACTACGACCTTCATCAATATCCCTTACGTCGCCGACTCGTCGGGCGTCGCTAACACTGTCACCGCGAACTTCTCCCCAGCGATCACTACGCTCACTGCTGGCACTACGATCGAAGTGAGGATCGCCAACGACAATAGCGGTCCGACCAATATCACGGTCAACGCTAACCCATCAAAATCGATCCGCAACGTGGATGGGACGACGCTGCTAGGCAAGTCTTTGGTCGCTGGCCAGATCGCGCTGCTAGTCTATGACGGTACGAACTTCCAGCTCCTCAGCGTCAGCGCGGCCGCGGCCAAGAACAAGAAGTTCTTCGCAGGCAAGTCTGGAGGATTGCAGAACTTCGCGACGGGGTCTACGTGGTTGGATGTGATCTTCGACACCTATACCCAACCAGCATTCGGGACCTTCAACGGCGTGACCTTCACCTTCAGTCAGGCCGGCACCTATATGATCTTCTCGGGCGTCTACAATGGCATATCATGCTCAGGGGCGAACTACATCCACACCGCTGGCAATTTCATCTATAATGGATTGGGTGCTCCGGGTTATGGCGACGCGCAGAACTTCGCCAGCTCTGGAGGATCGTACAAGTTGATCAGCTGGGGGTTTGTCGTCGTAGAGGCCAACGTCGGCGATACTCTGAAGGTTCAATCATCAGTCGGCAGCACGGGTTTCGTCGGCGGCACTGTTGAGCCGTCGAGCTCAACCCTGCTCGGCATTGCGCGTATGGGAGTGTAAGATGCACTTGTACAAGCACATCATGGAGAAGAGTGGAAGATCATACTTCGATCTATTCACCGGCGCTGATCCGCTAGTCAGGATGGAGCAGACGCAAGACGGCGGAGTGTTCATCACCAAGTGGGACAAGAGCCTCGGCAAGCAACCCACACCTGAGGAGATCACTGAAATATTCGCCAAGCCTGAGCCCGAGGAAAAGCACGAGACGACGCCCAAGACAATCGACAAGAAGACTAAAGCTCGCGCGCTCGACCTGCACGCCAAGGCGCTGAGGACTAACCCACACTACAAGGCAGCGTGGGACGATCTGATCGCGCAGCTGTACTCGAAGGAAGCATGAGTCATGGCAGGCCCGGCCTATTACACCGTAGCGGTGAACATCGCGAAGAACGAAGACTGGGTCGTTCCTTTCGTCTATCAGACGTCGGCGGATGACGTCACCTTCACCCCGATTGATTTGACCGGGTCAGTGTTTCGGTTGCAGATACGCAAGAGGGAGAGCGACCATCAAGCCATGGTGTACATACAGTCGCCGGACGATGGGATCACTATCACTGATGCTGTCAACGGGAAATTCCAAATCGCGATCGAGCGATACCGCCTTGTCGACTTAGAGGCAGGAGAGTACGTCATCGACTTGATCCGCGAAATGACCAACGGTTTTGACGAGCGGTTGTTCGAAGGCACCGCGACCGTAGTCGAAGGTACGACGCGATGACAGGCCTGCCACTCATACAAGTATTCGACGGTCTCACGAGGATCAACCTCACTGGGATTGAGCCGGCGTCACCCGTCGAGGACTTGGGCGACGCCCCGCTCGACGGCAAGACTTACGGCCGCATGAACGCAACGTGGGTGCAGGTGCTACCCATCAGCGGCGGCGCGTTGACCAACTTCCTGACGCTCAACGCGGACCCGACGTCGGCCCTGCACGCCGCGACGAAGCAGTACGTGGATAACCTGTCGGGAAGAGTGCGTTACGACGCCGCGCAAACATTGACGGCCGTGCAAAAGAAACAAGTGATCGCGAACACTGGGAGCCACAAGGGCTACTTCTGGGTCAACCGCAATGGCGTCAATCAAACCGGCGTCAGTGCCGGGTTTAATAAAATACAGATGAACAATGAGGTGGTGGACGCGCAGTCGTGGTTCGATGCCGTCACTAATTTCAGGTATCAACCGAACGAACCCGGCTATTATTATTTTCATCTCGCCGTTGCTCAGATCGGGGCGGGCTCGTCAGAAACTTGTCAAGCTGCCATCTCCAAGAATGCGTCCAACGTGGCGGTGGGAACGTATGCTCCCACTGGGTTCTCGAGTTGGTACAGTCAAGTGGACGTGATAGTCGCATTGAATGGAACGACGGACTACGTGGAAGCGGCGATGTATGTTCCCACCGGCGTGACCGCCATTGCTGGCAACACGGCCACCACGTTCTTCCTCGGTTGGAAGATCGGTGAACTCTAAGGAGTGAAAAGTCATGAGCGTTTCTTTGACCGTAGCCCCGATTGGGCCGATGGGACCTCCGGGCCCTGCAGGCACAGCAGGCCCGCCCGGGACGGCCGGCGCGATAGGGCCGCAAGGGCCAACAGGACCCACTGGGGCGACAGGCCCCGCAGGACCCCCAGGAGGTTTGGGCGAAGCCCCGAGTGACGGCAACCTTTACGGTCGCTTGAACGCCGCGTGGGTGCGAGGATTGCCGATCGCTGGCGGCACGTTGACAGGCGCGCTAGTGCTGAGCGCTGATCCCACGATCGCCCTGCACCCTGCGACCAAGCAGTACGTCGATAATCGCATCGTGCGCTACGACGCGGCGCAAAGCTTGACCACGGGTCAGACCTTGCAGGCGAGACAGAACATCACTGCGGCGGGTTTGGCAGTAGCGAACGCCTTCACCGACACCACGGACAGCACGAGCCCTGCCACCGGTTCGATTATCCTGGCTGGGGGTCTCGGCGTCGCCAAGAAAATGCAGATCACTGACACGATCACGGCCCTCAATGGCATCACCGGCCCTGCGGCGGCGGTCGTCGCCGGCGGCACATTCAAGTCGCCTGGAGGAGGTCCCATTGTTAGCGGCACCTATAACGGCGCCAGCTTCAACGGCGTGGACATGACCAGCAGCAGCGCTGCCGCAAGTTCGTGGGGGGTGATGCGCAATCCTAACGGCATCGTCGGGCTTATCACGACAAATGGCACAGCGACTTCTTATGGCGTGTCGTCGGATGGGCGCCTAAAAACCAATGCGGTGCCCTACACCGAGTCGGCCTATGTGATCGACAACACCGACGTCATGGAATTCGAGTGGGTCGCCGATGGGTCAACCAGCATCGGCGTGATCGCACAGGACGCCTCACAGGTGTTTCCGGGCGCCTTCACCGAAGGCAATGGCGAACCCGGCGATGAAGACTTCGTCCCATGGCAGGCGGACTACTCGAAGTATGTCGCGGTGCTTCTCGCCGAAGTCAAGGCGCTGCGCGCTCGCGTCGCCGCACTCGAAGGAGGCTAGTATGGGCGCAGGCCCTTGGCGGATGTACTACAGCATGCGCAACCAGCTCGGCCGCGGAGCGATCAACCTGGCGGGCAGCACGTTCAAGATGTCGCTGTTTACCGGCGCGACGAACGCGGCCGATCTAACCCGCCAAGTGATCGGCGAGCTGACAGGCGAAGTCGCTAACGCCAACGGCTACGGCGCAGGCGGCAAGACGATGACAGGAATACAGTGGATCGTCAGCGCGACGCCCGACGAGATGCGCTTCACCTCTGACACCATCACCTGGACAGCCGCAGGAGGACCCATCTCGAATGTTCAGTACGCCGTCATCTGGATGTCCACAGGCGTGCCCTCGACCAGCTTCTTGATCTGCGTTGCATCACTAGAGGAGAACGGACAATTCTCAGTCTC